TTCTCAGAGAAGAGAGGCATCCGTGGATCATTTTCGCGGAGGAAGTTGTTATCAACAGACTCCATCGCCGCTTGAGCTAAATTGCCGTAGTAACCTTTGCGTCCTTCAGAATTTTCCGTAGTGGTTTTGCAGAGGACGAGTCCACCAATTTCAATAAGCCCTGTACCTTGCAAGCCAAAGGCTAGGAAGTCGGAGGCCATTTCTGGATGATCTTCCATCTGGCAAGGAACCCAGCCCTCGCGCCTAGCGCGGGCCATATTAGCCGGATCAGGCTGACCCATAATAGAAACACGCTTCCAGTGGAAGACGTACCCATCTTGCGCTTCCGGCACGGGCAGGTCGTGCGCGGGCTTCCAAGATACGGCGCGGGCTTCTTTCTCGCGGGTTTCTACTGAACGGTTTGTTCTACCAGTGGTGTTAGCCATTTATGGTTGCTCCTTTAAGCTTGTATTGCGCGTATAGCTCTGGGGTTAACCCTAAGCGCTTAGCGATTGCTACCTCTGATGCCGACAATGTGACTTTTTTTGGTGCGGAGGTTCTACCTACCGATGCCACAGGCGACGACTTCTTAGGCCGCTCGAAGTTTTTTGGGAAAATTTCCCGGAGGCGGGAGTCTACTTTTTGATAATACTCATCAGAAGTAGGGTCTACACCGGATTTGACTAATTTCTCGTGCAGTCCGTAAGCGAAGGCAGTCATCTCTTCATCTTTACCAAACCAAGGGTTCCTACTCGCCCAATCCTCGGCTTTATAGTCCCTAGCAGGTGCTTGCGGTACTGGTTGTGGATTACTGTATACAGCATTATCTTCCTGTTGTAAAGAATAATCTTGCTGCGGTTCTGGTATAGGCGGAGTCATGGTAGACAGCCGCTGCTTTTGGAAGGCTAGCTCATAGAGTTCATTCTGCGCTTCTAGTACGCCGTCAGTATCTCCAGTCTCGAAAGCCTTACGATACTTGTCCTGTGCTAGTTGCTGCTGATAGTTTAGCCTACCCTCAGCTTCCTTCGTATACTCCTGATGCCCCCAAGATAGCGTCTGCTCTAGCTCTTGAACGCGGCTCTGGAATGACTGCGCGATGCGAATAGCTTCTGCGTGCTCTCTAGCCAGCCTTTCTTTTTCGCGCCGCTCATCATGATACTTATGGTTGATCTGATTGATGCGTTTCTGCACCTTCTCAGAATAGTTGTCCATCTCCTCTTCCTGCTCCGCGCCTTCAGCAAGCTTAGTGCGGCCTTGGTCTTCTTCGGGAGTGTCATCTACAATTTCAATCTCTAGTTCTTCACTGTCGCCAACGGCAATTTCAAGTTCGTCGTCTTCGTATGCGTCTGCCATAAATCACCTTTTAGTAAGCGCGGTTGATGCCGCGAGGATCAGATACTGTGCCTTCAATCATATCGTCGTTTACCATGATGAACTCCTTTCCATTCACAGAAAACCTAGAGCCACGATACGCGCCGATCAGCACGAAGTCGCCTTCTTTACACCACGGGCCAGTAGGGAATTTCTCCTCATCCAGATAAGCCATAGGCCCAACTTTCAGAACGAACCCTACAACTGCACCGGCTTCTTCCTTTTTAAGAAACTCATGTGGTTTTATAATCCCACCCTCAGACTTTTCCTCAATTTCAGGCTTGACTACGAGGATTTTATACCCCACAGGGTCTGGCAGTTGGGCGGCCAATTTGTCGCTTGTTGCCTTCGTCTTTTCTACATCAATGTTAGCTACAGACATTACATATCCTCTTCAAGTTTTTGCAGGTCTAGTACACGTTCCCTAGCCAGAGTTAGACCCGTAATCACTCCAGCCAAATACTTATACGCAGGAAAGTCTGCGACTTCCCCGTATGCGATGATCTCACTTCTCGTATCAACCATCTCTTGTAACTCGTCGCGCAATATATCTAATGCGGTTTTCATTCGTCTTCCTCAGTCATAGCAGCTATAAACTCGGGGGTGCCTATTAAGTGTAACTTGCGCTCGAACTCATAAAGCATGTTCAACTCGTAGTCTATAGCATAGCGAGTGATGAAATTAAGCACTCGTGCTGATAGCGTAGCGTTGGTCTCCACAGCCCTGTAGTACGGAATACCGTTGACCTCGTGCGAGTAGCAGATAAGATTCGATATGTCAGGCCGCATCCACAACGGGAACGCCTCATCCATCAAGTACGCACACTTAAAGCCTTGGCATGGGTCATAGGGGCGTTTGTCATACACCCCGCACCCCGTCGGGCACACGTATGGGCATCCTTGCCCATTCTTCATCTCGTTCCCAAACACCGTGGTGTTCAGCCAGCCCTCGCAGCACTGAGTACAAGTACCGCATTCTCTAACTAAGGGTGATTCGACGATTTCTTCTGTGTCCATAGTTTACTGTTGTGGGTATGGTTGATAGCCGGGGGGTTGTTGAGCCTGCTCCTGTGGTTGCTCTTGAGGCTGCTCTTGAGGTTGAGCCTGCTGCGCTGCGTAGTCTGACTGAATGCGCTCATTCACTATGTCTGTAGCTTTCATCAGTACATCCAGCTTGGTGTCCTCGCCTTGCAGCAGAAGCTTCGCCTCGTTGTTAATCATCGCAATTTCCTTGGCATTTTCGAGCTTCTTGAACTCGATCTCCTTCTTGTCCGTCAGCTCCCTTTCTTTCAGCTCAAGTTCTTTCTGTTGCAACTGCATAACAGGGTCTTGGGCCGCCGCAGCATTCTCTTGCTGTTGCTGCTCTGCTTGGTTAGTCTGCAAGAGTTGTTTCGCGGCCTCAGCTACCAGCTTGGCTAGCTGCGCTTCTACACCCGGATCAAGTTTCTCATCAGGTGGCGGCATAGCGATACCAAGCTGAGTCTCAATTCCTCTTCTGTACTGGAACCCGAGGTGCTCCATAATGTGAGCGCTCATAGCCGATTGTATAGCCCCCGCGTTCGGGTCTTGCCCAATTACGGCCATAATCTTCGGGTCTTGCATCATGGACTGGTGTACAGACAAATGCGCGTCGTGATCCTGCTCTATAAAGGCTTTCGCTGGCTTTCCTTTCAAAATCGCCATGTTCTCAGTAACAGGGTCGGTCGGGCGCATGTCATCTTCAACCTTCACGATTTTGTCTGCGTCCTTAATACCCATAACTTCAAGCATCTGCCGGTGCAGCAAAGGCAGGTCATATATCTGAGGCGACTGCTGGGCAAGCTGAATAGCTGCCTGATATTGAATGATCCTCTGCGCCATCGTGCTAGCGTTCGGGTCGGACACCGGAATGATGTCTACCTTGTCGTAATCTTCCTTTTTGGCGGTGCGCTTCGCGTCGTAGTTGGGGTCGTAGTCGTATGCTGGCGCTGTGTAGTCTTTTATCAGTGCCGCGATGAGCTTGAACTCCTGCTCCATCGACGAGTGCACCCGCGCCTGTACCGCTGACATGACCTTCAACGTGCGCTCTAGGATAGCCAGCGTGGTTCCCACTGGCGCTTCGCCGTTCATGCCGTCCAGCTTAACATCAGCTACCGCTGCTAGCCTGCGCCCTTCTTCGACTACGTTCTGTAGCAGTGTGAACAGGGTTTGGCTCGGCTCTTTATAGGGAAGGGGCAGGATATTATCCTTAATGTTGGCGCTTGGAACATCAACATCTCTCCATTCTCCCGGCATGATGGGTGTGTCATCGCCTTTGATTCGGAGACCCCTAGACTTTAGGCCACCCGGAAGATTACTCAGGGTGCCTGCATCAATCAACTGACGCACAATAGACGTTGCGCTCTTCGCAAACCCACCTATCAGGTGGATCAAACCGTATCCGTAAGCCCCAAAGCCCGGTATGTAGGTGTATTGCACGAAGTGCTGTTTGGCTTGCTTGGTTGTATCCTGCTCGTCCCAGTTACGGCGAATAGACAGAATCTCCTGAGACCCCTTCTCGATAGTCACCACATAAGGCAGTGCTATGCCCGTAGGCTCTCCGGTCTCCTCGTCGATGTCCTCGTACCCTTCTAGGTCAAGCTCAACCAGCATCTCCAACAATTTGTAGCGCGTGTCGTACGTCGCTTTGTACCCGTCGGCCTCGTCCTTGCGCTCTTGTACGTCGTCAAGGTCTTTGTTCGGCTCACCGAGGTCTATATCCCTGTAAAAGCCTGCATATTGCAGCTTTTTGATGTCATTTTTGGTCTTCCGCATGACATGCGTAATGCGCTCTGCGGTACGCGCATCCGACGCTCCGTAGGGTATTACAAGGTCTTCAGCCGGTACAAACATAGAAACTTGACGCTCTAAGGCCGGATCGAAGTAGACCTTCTTGAACGCTGCACCTGCAAGGGCCAGAGACCACAGCATTTTCTCATGCTCAGGCCGAAACTCCTGCATTTTCTCGGTTAGCTGGTAGTTCATATCCTCTACCACCCGCGCCGCTGCTTCCTGAGTCTCCTTGTCGTCCTTTCCAATGATCTTAGCCTTGACCGGCCCCTGTGCAGGGAAGGTTTCTGAAATCATCTCACTCTGGAACCGGATAGCCGCTTCCGTCAGCATGGGGTGGTACACGCCACACGCGCCGTTCCACGGCTCGGTACGATCTTCAATCTTCAGCCCAAGCAGGTCAAGCCCATCAATATAGGTCTCTTCCCATTCTCTACGGGCATTCTTGTCATTGTCGAAGTCGTCCAGCAGATCAGACGTTAGCTCTGACAGTGCAGAACCATCCATGTACTCCGCCAAGTTAGCGTCGAAGCTAGGCTCCTTCTCAATCTCTACGTCGATTTCTTCTATTGTCTCGCCATCTTCAGGGCCAAAGACAACCTCAATGGGTTGTTCCTCATCGTATGTATCGAACGGAGACTGAGGCTGTAGCGCTTTATCTATGCTGGAGGGTGTTGCCATTTAGGTTCCTTATCGTAGGGTTTCTAGCAGTTTCTCGATGTAATGCAGTGCCTTCTCGTAATCCTGTCGGGCTGGATTATCCGTCTTAGCTCCTGCTCGCATGAGGTATTTTATAGCATTTCCCCTGTAAAATCCGATAGCTTCGGCATGAGGCAGCGTATCTATCACATCCCACGGCTGAATGGATTTGGTTTTGTAGTGGTCGCCGCCTACCTGCCGAGCGAGGTCTTTTTGTTCTTGAATTTTTTGCTTTGGTGGTACTTGCGGTGGGCCGTACAGCTTTTCTAGGTCGCGTAGGTTCTTCGCGGTAGCATTTCGCACTACCTGCGCGTGCACCTCATTCGATGACTTCGCTTCATCTCTTTCTTTGAAGATCGCTTGAAACTCTTCTAGTGTCATTTTGTGTTTACTCATCGTTTGTTTTCTTGTGGGTTTTGTGGGTTTTTGCTTTAGTAGTAGGCTGCTCGTTTGCCTTTGTACATCCAGTCATCTTCGTGGTCATTCTTATCATGCTGCGTTCCAACGAATCCGCCAGCACGAAACCTAGACAGAGCAAGAGAAACGCAATCCACAAAGTCATCATAACGACCGGACGGGAATGATGCGACTTCATCTATCAGCTCGTCTGCCCAGCGCTTGTTCGGTGCCCATACTTTACCTGATGCAAAAATATCTGAGATTGCGTTAAGTCTTGTTATCTTGTCATTACCCCTAGAGGGTGTGTACTCCTGCACGGGGATTCCCATTCTACGCAGCTCGGCTATCAGCGGAGCACCGCTGGCCTTCTTCTCAATAATAACACTATCAGGCTCCCACTCCTTGTACATGTCGAGCGTTTCGGCCTTCAGTTCAGGAAACTCCAGCTTGTCTCTCCAAGCATTCAGCAAAATGACATTCGGCTGGTTGTCATCTTCAGGGTTCTCCCATATCCCGAAAAACACCGCAGCACTGTAGTCAGCACTCTTTTTAGCTTCAAACGCGGTGTCCATAGCCATAATAATATACGTCAGAATAGGAGGGTCTTTCCTATCCCACATCTGCCAATCTGACCTCTTTATTATAGCGTTTTCGTCACTTGTTGGGTCTTGTTGGTACTGTGCCTGCCATTTACCTGTCGGGAGTTCTGCACGGATGGCCTCCAGCATCTCTTTTGACCAATACTCAGGCCATAGGGGGTTGCCAGACGGCAGGATGGCGGGAAACTCAAACACCTCCCACTGATCCGCACCCTCTCGCTGGCTAGCTGTTTCAAGAATCTGCCCTGTAAGATCGCGGAGACTCCATCGAGTCTGAACAACGATTATCGCCCCGCCCGGTTGGAGTCGCTGCCGTGGGCCTGTAGTGAACCACTCATATACCTTATCGTATATTCCGGGGTTAAATTGCGCTTGGAGTGCTTCATTTTCTGTATGTGGGTCGTCAATAACCACAACGTCAGCACCGCGACCAGCAAGAGCAGCCCCGACGCCTGTAGCATAGTAGTCGCCACCGTAGTTGGTATTCCATCGTCCTGCCGCTTTTGAGTCTGATCTGAGTTCGACATCGGGGAAAATCTCTCTATATTCCTCTGTTTCCAGCAGGTTTCGCACCTTTCTACCAAAGCCTTCCGCCAGCTCAGCCGTGTTGCTGATCTGCATTATCTTCTTCTTTGGATATTTGCCCAAGAACCATGCAGGGAACAGAAACGACGCAAACTCTGATTTTGTATGCCGTGGCGCTAGGTTGATAATGATTCGGCGCTTTTCCCCCTTAGCTACTGCCTCGAACAACTTAGCGATTCTACGGTGATGAGCACCGGATATGAAGTCAGGCCACTGAGATCGCACGAAAGATAGAAAATCCTCCTGTGCATCCTCTCTCTTTTTCCTTCTAGTAAGCTCACCTACGAGCTTCTCTATCTTGATCCTATCCGCTGGGCTAGCGCGTAGTAGCGCCTTTTGAAGCACCTCTGGGGTTATCTCCCCGGTTGCTTTGCTATTCTCCTCGCCTGCTTCGCCATTCTCCGCATCACTCATCTTCCCACTCTCCTTCTATCACTTTCTCCTCAGCCTTGTTTGTTAGCTTCTGGATAGTCTGTAATAGCTCGGCTTCTATTTCGAGTGTTGTGCGGTTGTTGATATTTATTTCCTGCACATCGCTATGCAGTCCAACCATTGAGGTCTTTGCTAGTGCATCTAGGGCGGGCTTTGATACTTTTGGGTCTATGTCGTTTGCCTGCTCGAAGTATTTCTTCATCACAAAGTTCTGCCACTGCTCCTTTGTGACAGGCATTGCGCCTTCGTATCTTTGCAGGGCGTTTTGAAGAGACTTCAGTGCAGGGGCACTGGGGGCGGAGTGAATTATTACTTCCTGCTTTTCTGGTGACGCCTTTATCTCCTCTATAGCCGTCTTTATCCATGCACTCTCCGCCCTTTTAAGCGGGCGAGTCTCGTCCTCAAGGAACAATGCAGGGTCAGGCATCCCCTCTACAGGGAGAATAACAGGAAAATCGTACAGAGTATCGGCTAGGTCATCCATAGCATAAGCAGGTATAAAACCAGAAATCGGAGAGTAGCGCGGGTAAAGTCCAATGTCAATAGGGTTGTAAATTTTT